GTTCTTTGTGTTCACTCTGCCACAACAAGACAGGACTCTTGTGTATGATGTGGATGAACAGCTCTGGCACGAATGGGCCTCTGTCCTTAACCATCCTGACAATGTTATTCCTATTGGTACTGGAAGAATAAGGTTACTGGTTGGTCAGAAACAGCCAATCTACATGATCTGAGCACAGACACAGCAGCATATAGACCTGCCTATAATGTGACTAGCGGAATAGGTAGTGTGTATTATGATGGTACTGATGATAAAGTATCATTTTTTAGTTCAGATACTGATATTAGTACACCAAATGGTACAACTGTTATTATTGGCTTTAAGTTACCAACTGCAAACAATAATAAAGTTATTGCTAGTATTGGTGCAGAGGACTTGTCGTTAGAAACCCGCATTGATAATGTATTCAGACTTGTTATAGATGGTAAAGCAGTGTTTAGTACAAACACATACTCAACAACAGCCTATAATATAGCTATGGGTTATGCCAAAGATACTACTGATAAAGTTACTTTGGTCTTTAATGATACCACATTCACGGGTACTGTAGCACCAACCAGCAGCCGTTTGGATTTACAAAACGAACATGTTACATTTGATTCCACTCCTGCTATATATATAAGCCAATTCGTTCTAATTGATCGCCTTCTAACTACCACTGAAAAAACTGAATTAACAAACTTCGTTAAAGCAAAGTCAGGACTCTAATATGTCTAATTACACATACACATACACGGTAACTCGTGATGATATTATCAAAAGAGCTTTACGCCTGATTGGTGTTGTAGCACAGGGAGAGACTCCCACAGCTACTCAAGTAACAGAGGCCAGTGTTGCCCTTAATGGTCTGGTCCTTGCTTGGCAATCTGACGGTATGCCACTATGGGCAATTAAAACATACTCCCTGCCTTTGGTTGCTGGTCAATATGAATATGAGATGGGTGCTACTAGCACAGATGTTGTTATCCCGAAACCATTAAAAGTCTTGCAAGCTTGGTATCATAATAGCACATCTAATGTTGATGTTCCCATGCGGATTGTCACAGAACAACAATACAACATGCTGGGTAACAAAGCTGCCGTTGGTCTTCCTATTCAACTCTGGTATAAACCAGAAGTTAACACAGGTACAATGACTATCTATCAAGTACCTGATGCCTACGCCGAAGCCAACATCACAATCAACTTTGTCTATCAAGCTCCATTCTCAACCTTCAATGCTTCTACAGATGTGCCTGACTTTCCACAAGAATGGTATGATGCTGTTACTTATGGTCTAGCCTCAAGGCTTGCTCCTGAGTATGGTGTTCCTAGTGATGACAGGAAGTTCCTGCTACAAGAGATGATGGAAATTCGACAGACTGCTCTGAACTTCGGTACTGAAGAGGGCTCACTGTATTTTCAACCTGAAAGGTATGGGTGGTAACTATGGCTTATGTAGATCCGTTTGAGTCACAAGGATATTACGGAGCACAGGGGTTTATCCCAAATCAAAACAATGGGGATTGGCTCTGGCAAGCCGGAGCTCCTACTTGGGCTAGATTGCTTGGTCCAGAATGGATAACCCCAGGCGGACCTGCTTCCAGTGATCCTAGTAGTTTAGAGGATCTATTCTTGATGGGTAGTGATACCGATGCAACAAAGGCAAGGGCTGTGGAATCTCCTGGAATTGGGGCTGATTTTACTCCAACAGCACCCATAGCTACTTTGATGGGATCTGACAATGACTTTATTGGTGATCCAAACAAAGCTCCAGAACAAACACAGATTTTATTGGATGATGACAAAGCTCTTGGTGGATACTTCAAAGGTGGCGGCTCTTGGATAAACACCAAGAATCCTAATCAGAAGATTGAATACTCCCCACAAGGTGGCTATCGCCAATACGAAGACAAAACTAAGTTGGCTGGGCAGATCACCAAAGGTGTTGTAATGGCCGCACTAGCCGCCGGTTTTGGTGGTGCCGGAGCTGCGGCTGGTGGAATGGCTGGTCTTGGTGCTGTTGGTACTGGTGCTATGGCCGGTGGTGCTGCTGCACTACCTGGAGCTATGGCAGGTGGTTTTAACACAGGTGACTGGGGCAATGCTGCTACTGGTGTTGGTCTTGGTGCTCTTAGTGGTGGTGTTGGTTCTTATGCCAGTACCCCTCTGCAAAAGAGTTTATTGGGTGCTGCTGTTAATACCGCCGGTAGGGCAGCAACAGGTCAGCAAATAAATGCCCAGGATACCCTCGCCACGCTCGCTGGTAGCCTCGGCGGGCAGTACCTAGGGGGGTATGCACAGGACGCTGCTGGAGGCGGTATGCTAGGCGAAATCGCCAAGGGTGCTACCACTGGTTTGTCTAGTTCAACTATCAAAGCACTTCTGTCAGGCAAGACACCAGAACAACAACGTATGATCATGGCTCTGATTAGTGGTGCGGGTGGTGGTGCTGTAAAGGGACTTAGGATTTAATATGGCAACAAAAGAAACCAAAATAATTAAACGTGTTCCTCTCTATGATGGATACAACAACAGAGGAACAGATCCATTAAAGGATGTTAGAATTGTTAATGCTTTTCCAGAGAACTACGAGTCACCAAATGGCAAAGAAGTTTATCTAGTTAAACGTCCAGGTCTTGTTGAGTTTTCTAATGTAGTTGATCCAGGCGCAGAAGGCCGTGGATTGATTTGGTTCTATAGCCACTTCTATGCAATTATTGGTAATAAGGTTTATCAAGTCTCTGCGGATGGTGTAACAAAGGTTTTGAAGATTACCCTGACAACTAGCACAGGTCTGTGTGGTATGATTGTAGGTAACTCCTCCTCTCTTGGTGATTACATCTTTATTGTTGATGGTGTTGAGGGTTGGATCATTGAGTCAGATGGCACAGCCACAGAGATTACTGATGTTAACTTCCCTACCCCGCATGTACCTACTCCAACATTTATTGACGGATACATACTCCTAGCTAAATACAGTGATGTATATAACTGTCAGGTTGATGATCCGTTCGTTTGGCCTCCTGAGCAGTACATCCCTGCTGAAATGTTCCCTGATCCTGTCATTGCTCTTGCTAGACAGAATAACCAAGTTGTTTGTTTCGGATCAGAATCAACAGAGTTCTTCTTCGATAATGCCAATGCAGCCGGTTCTCCACTAAGTCGAAACACTGCCGTTGCTGTGCAGATTGGATGTGTAGCACCCCATGCGCTTTACCAGAATGAGCAGTTCTGTATCTTTATTGGACAATCTGTATCAGGTGGGCGCGCAGTGTGGAAACTGGATGGTTATACGCCAAAGAAGGTTTCAACAGAATACATTGATCGTTTGATTGATGCAGAGTCTCAACTAACTAATGTCTCTGGTTACGGTTTCCGAACTATGGGTCATCTGTTCTTTGTGTTCACTCTGCCACAACAAGACAGGACTCTTGTGTATGATGTGGATGAACAGCTCTGGCACGAATGGGCCTCTGTCCTTAACCATCCTGACAATGTTATTCCTATTGGTACTACTCCTATATACCACCATGCCTTTGACTATACATATGCAGCCGATGCTGGGGTTGGCAAGATCTTCCTGCTCTCTGCCACCACTGGTGATATTTATGTACTAGATCCTGATGTATATCTGGATGAGGCATCAACGATTGTTGTTGAACTTCGGACAGACAAACTAGACTTCGATATATATAAACGAAAGTTTGTGTCTAACCTGAAGGTTATTGGTGACAGGTATGAGACTGAGAATCGTATATCACTATCTTGGTCTGATGATGATTACAAAACATGGTCTACTGAACATATTGTAGAACTAACAGATGACTTCCCATACTTAGGCCGTTTAGGCGCATTCAGACGCCGAGCTTGGCGTGTTATCCACGTTGATCCACAACCACTACGCTTGGCAGGACTTGAACTTCTAATTGCTGCAGGAATCTCATAATGGCTGTTAAATTACCACCACCTCCTATCTTTGATGATCCAAATGGCTTTGGATGGCAAGACTGGCAAAGACAGGTACAAGCTCAGGTAAAAAATACAAGTGAGGCCTTGCCTTGGTCTAGTATAGACTTCACAGGATCAAACCTAACTGACATCCTGACAAAAGAACACAATGCTCTTCAATCCACACAAGGTGGAACTGCTGGTGAGAAGTATCACCTAACGGCTTCTCAATGGACTGCTATCAACAATGGTGATTATGTACTAAAATCTGGTAGTACCATGACAGGTGCTTTGAATATAACCACCATCAAAGAACAAACAGGAACACACAGTTCTATTGTTCTTGCCTCAAATGGAACTGTGTCTTTACAACTTATTGACTATGCCGATGATACGGCAGCAGCGTCTGGTGGTGTTCCTGTTGGTGGTTTGTATAGAACATCAGGGGCAGTTAAAGTTCGTATTGCATGATTAAAAACAAAGGAAATAAAAATGAGCTATGATCCATATGACTACCAAGCCGAATACGACAATTTCGACACAGATCCATTCGATACTCTTGGAGATACCAACTGGTATGGTGGTGGTAGTTACAACCTAAACAATGATGGTAGTTTCTACTCACCACCAGAAGCATTCTCAAATCCATATACCCCTAGTGGAGGTTCTACTGATTGGCTCAAAAAGATCACCGATGTTCTTGGCAGTAATGGGGCAAAGAGCCTGCTTAATGCTTTGAATACTGGTATCGGTGCTTGGCAACAAGGTCAAACTAATACACAGAACTCACAACAACAGCTAGACTATCTCAACAAGATGTCAGGCTACTCAAGCCCTGCCGATTTCCCTGCCAATGTCGACCCTGCCTCAGTCCGTGCGATGGCTCAGGGTAACTACAAACAGTCTCAGGGTGATCTGAATGCCTTCCAAGATGATCCAAACTCCCATGCCGGGAATGCTGCCAACAAAGCACAGATCTTCTCTCTGCTCAGTAAGAAGAATGCCCTGTCTGGTTGGCGTGGTAATCCTGATGCACTTTCCACAAGTCTTGCTTCAGCCTTCGCCGATAGTGATATGAAGTGGCAAGAACTGTTGATGAAGGATAGGGATTCAACTGCCATGCAAAGTGGCCTAGGTCAGTTTTATAACCCACAAAATGCAACCAACGCAATGCAAGCCATCGCTGGTGGTAATCAGGGTATTGCACCATACAGTGCGGGTTTGGCTAGTATCATAAACCAAGGTAACTACGCTTCCAATCCTGACATCCTTGCTATACTCAAACAATATGGGATTTCTATCTAATGAACCAATACTACGAATCATGCCTGCAATACGAGTAGCCGCCTCGGAATCACCCGCAGCATCGGCATTACGCAGTGCAGACATCATTTCTTCACGAGAGGCCATATTATTTCC